AGCGGGGCTTGTCTGGAGGCCAGAGGCATCGTGGGCGGAAGAGGTTGTCGAGGAGATAGCTGCCTTCCCTAACGGTGAGCACGACGACTTGGTTGACTGCGCTTCACAGGCCCTCATGCGATTCCGGCAGGGCGGCTTTGTTACACATCCGGATGACTACCAAATGGACGAAGGTCCGAGGTCAACGTACAGGGTTTATTACTGATGGCAAAATCTCCCTTCAATAACGTAGAAGACTCCTTGTACAGCGGTCCTTCGTCCTCTGACCTTGGTGGTGCGGAGGTCGAGTTGCCGGAGGACGGTATTGATGAGAGCGATGATTTCACAATTGAGGAAGATGAAGATGGTGGAGCTACAATCACTTTTGGCGACACAGATCCAGAAAAAATGGATATCTCTTCGCTCGGCTTTGGCGACAACCTGGCACTGGTTCTGGACGACAGTGTGCTTGCCACTATCTCTCAGGATCTCTCGACTGCTATCGAAGAGGACGACTCAGGGCGAGAGGAGTGGAAGAAGGCTTATGAAGAGGGTCTTACTCTCCTTGGTCTTACCTATCAGGAACGCACTGAACCGTTTAATGGATCGTCTGGCGTAACCCACCCGATTCTGAACGAGGCCGTGACGCAGTTTCAGGCACAGTCCTACAAGGAATTGCTGCCGGCCAGTGGTCCTGTTCGCACACGGATCATTGGAAAGGTCACTCCGGACCGTGAGCAGCAGGCTGACCGCGTCAAAAACTACATGAACTACCAGATTACGGAAGTCATGGAGGAGTATGACCCCGAGTTTGACCAGATGCTGTTCTATGTCGGCTACGGCGGGTCTGCTTTTAAGAAGGTTTACTACGACGGAGACCTCGGTCGCGCCTCCAGCCCGTACATTTTACCCAAGGATTTGATCGTACCGTACGGTGCGCGTGATCTGATGACCGCGGAACGGGTAACACATGTGTTACGCACCACGGAAAACGATCTTCGCAAGCAACAGGTGACCGGTTTCTACCGCGACGTGGAGCTGACCGGCCCAACCGAGGCTGCGCGTAGCGATATTGACGAGAAGATTGACCGGATTTCCGGTATGGAACCATCGGGCGACCCCAAAGATTACGTTTTGTGGGAGTGTCACTGCTATCTTGACATTGAGGGCTTTGAGGATTTGGACGATGACGGCGAGCCAACGGGTATTAAGTTACCGTACATCGTCACATTGGATTGCAACTCAGGGGATGTTTTGGCAATTCGCCGAAATTACCGCAAAACAGACCCCCGCAAACGCAAGAATCAGTATTTTGTTCACTATAAGTTCCTTCCGGGCCTTGGATTCTATGGTTTTGGCCTTGTTCACCTTCTCGGAAACCTTGCTCGCAGCGGCACGTCGATTCTTCGCCAGCTGATTGATGCCGGTACGCTGGCAAACCTTCCTGCTGGGTTCAAGGCCCGTGGTCTGCGGATTCAGGATCAGGAATCGCCCCTGCAACCGGGCGAATGGCGCGATGTCGACGCTCCGGGTGGGGATTTATCGCAGAATCTGCTGCCGCTCCCCTATAAAGAGCCAAGCCAGACGCTGTTCCAGCTCTTGGGCTTTGTTGTTTCGTCGGCTGAGAAGTTTATTGGGACCACGGACCTTGGAATGTCTGACGGCAACCAAGAGATGCCGGTCGGTACGACCATCGCGCTGCTGGAGCGTGGCTCACGGGTGATGAGTGCCGTCCACAAGCGGCTCCATTATGCCCAAAAACAGGAATTGCGTTTAATGGCTCGGGTGATGTCCGAGTACATGCCCGATGTGTACCCCTACGAGGTAGACGGCGCGACTCCTGATGTGAAGAAAACTGATTTTGATGATCGCATTGATATCATGCCGGTCAGTGATCCAAACATTTTTAGTATGACGCAGAGGATTGCGTTGGCCCAGCAGCAGTTGCAGTTGGCCAAAGAGGCTCCCCAGCTTCACAACCAGTACGAGGCCTATCACCGGATGTACGCTGCACTTGATGTGCGGAACATCGATATGATCTTGCCTCCTCCACCGAAACCACAGCCGCAAGGTCCGGCCATCGAGAACGCTCGTTCGATGCTGATTCCCAACGGTGCGCCTCCTTTGCAAGCGTTTCCTGATCAGGATCATGTGGCCCACATTGAAGCGCACATGGCTTTCATCAAGTCGCAGATTATCCAGACCTCTCCGCAAATCTACGGGATTTTGCTGGGGCATGTGTTCGAGCATGTGGCAATGGCCGCTCAGGGTATGATGATGCAACAGGTCCAACAGTTGCAGGGCATGGCTCCGCCACCTCCCCCTGAAATGCTGGCACAGCAGCAATCCAAGATCGAAGCGCAGATGATTGATAAGATCATGGCTGATTTGAACCCGCAGAAGGGTCCGGATCCTCTGATGGAGCTGCAAGCGAAGGACTTGGAAATCCGCGACAGAGCTGTTAAACAGAAGGCTGAGGAAGCTGCGTTGCGTATCGACCTCGACGAGCGTCGTCTTGCTGCCAAGGAGCGGGCGGATGAGGAGCGTCGCTTGTCGAATGAGGACATTTCCCAGCTTCGTGCTAATGTGTCGTTGGCCCGTTCTCATACGGCGGCTCAATCTAAGAGGCAGTAATGAACAAAAGCGAACTCTTCAGTTCTTTGGAACAGCGTTACGGATTACCGGAAGGTTACCTTGCGCGTACCGAAACACTGGAGAGTGATGGCGGTCGCTTAACCTACAATAAAAACAGTGGTGCGGCGGGGAACTTCCAGTTTCTTCCGAGGTATCAAAAGGCGTACGGGATTACAGACCCCTACGATCTCCGCCAGTCTGCGGAAGCTGCGGCTAAGTTGGCTGCAAACAACCGAGCTGTTTTGCAGCAAAAGGGTATCGAGAACCCTACGGCGGCGGACCTGTATGCTGCTCACCAGCAGGGGGCTACGGGCTATGTTGATCTTTTAAAAGCCGGAGATAAACCAGCCTCTTCAGTTGTCGGCGAAAAGGCTGTTGTGTGGAATGGCGGCAAAGCGGATATGACCGCTTTTGATTTTGCAAACAAGATCACGTCCAAGTTTTCTGGGAATGCGGCTCCCTCGCAACCCCAGCAGGGAGGGCAGACCGCCACAGGTATTTTTGCAAAGCCTGGTGTCGATGTTGCGGAGTCACCGGAACAAACTGCGGCTCTCGAAGGTCAAGCACCCTTGTCCACACAGGATGTTTTGGACACTGCCAATGCCGCATCAGAAGGTGGTCGCCGACAGGGTAGCGGATTGAAGGAGCTTGGGTTCCTCCACAACTACTTCAAATCCCTTGACACCAGCGCAACTGGCGTAAAACCCTTATCCGTGCCGGATTTTTTCAACCAGCCAAAGTACAACCACGGCGGTATCGTGTCCCTGAAGGAAGACGCCAAGCGGGTTCGTGCTGCCGGAATTAACGGTGACACAATCCTTGCTCACATCAACACAAAAGAAGCGGCTCTGTTGAAGTCAATGGGCGGATCCGGTCGCATCAATCCACGCACTGGGCTCCCTATGTTCTTCGACGCTAATGACTCAGGTGATGGTGGTAAGGGGGACAACCAAGGGACTTCAGACCCCGGTAGCCAAAGCGATGAAACTGGGAACTCAAGTGCGGCGGACCCCGGAAATCCCGGTGTAAGTGTTGCTGAAACAGAGGCTCAAACTCAGGCCATGGAAGCCCAAATGGCGGCTAATACCCCTTCCACCTCTACTCCAGCTAACACTGCCAACAACACCAGTAACCCCAATGCAAGTGCCTTTGGCGGTATTATGGGTGGCGTGTTTGGGGGTATAAGTCCGGAGGTTGGTGTTACTCTGGGAACAGAGGAGCAAGGACCAAACGCCCCTAACACCAGCCCAGCTGCAACTGCTGCCCAAGTTGAAGCGGCTATGTCTGCGTTGTCCGCTGCACTCTCTGCTCAACCAGCAGCAACACCAGCTGCCCCAGCCGTCGACGTTGCCGAAACTCCCGCTGAAGTTGCAGCTCTGGAAGCTGCACTTGGCATGTATGGAAATGCTACTAACACAAATTCCCCAGCAACTATGGATAGTAGCACTAGCAAAGGGGCTGATAACAGTCCGGATGGGCCTGATCCCGGTGGCCCAGATATGTCTTCCGGTGGGGATGGGAGTGGTAATGGGGGCGTAGACCGTACTAACCCTGTAGCCCCCGCTACAACACCTGTTAAAGATTCGGTAAGTTCAGATGTTTCAAAATTCTTACAGAACGTAGGAACACCGACTTATAATACGTCGCCCTCTGTCTACACATCG